GGCGCACCGATTGTACCTACGGTCTGCGAGGCGCTCACCGTGTAGTTGGTGCCCGTCATCGCAATGGAGCCCACGGTCTGCGAGGCACTGACAGTAAAGGTCGGGCTTGCGCCGGATACGATGTACGTACCCGCCGTTACGCCAACGCCCGCAAGCTGCATCCCGATGACGGGGATGGTGCCTGCGGTGTAGGTGAGCGTCGTGCCTGTGATGCTTCCGGTGAAGCTAGAGACGTTGGTAGCCGTGATAACGGTTCCCGCTGTAACCCCAGCCCCAGTCACGGAGTAAGTTGAACCCGCGCGAAGGTTAAGCCCAGCCAGAGGTACAGCGTTCAGGCTCATTGTGGTGCCGCTGATCCAGCCGAGAAGGTTCAACATCTGGGTGGACGTGACGCCAGTCACGTAGATAAGCGACCCAGCGGACAGGCCATGGGCGCTAGTAGTCGTGACGTTAACCGTGGTTCCTGAGTTAGTATAGGCATTCGTGCTGGTCAGCGCGATGCCGCACTGGGAGTACAGATACCCCAGATACACGTAGGTCCGGTCGGCGCTCAGCTGGTTGCCGACAGCCACAATACCCGCAGCGGTGTAGGTAACGCTGACGTTGGTGGAGACGGCCTGCACATAATACCAGCCGTTGGCGTTCGGATCGATGGCGTTCTGGACGAAGATCGGAGAGCCGATAGAGAAGCCGGTGGTCGGGTTCATGGAGACCACAACAGTCCGCGTACCGTTTCCAGTCACGGCGGTCACGGCGGACGGTGCCTGCGGGATGTAGTAAAGGCTCTGCCGGTTGTTTGCCATGCCGATGCTTTCCCACTTCGTCGGCTGCTGGCCGTATTCGAAGTCGGTGTCGATCAGGGACTGCGGCTCAGACACGCGCATCTTACCGACGGGGTCTTGGGCGATGGGCGCTGGAGCAATCAGGGCAGCGCCACCGGCTCCCGAGCCACCCACCCCGCCAAGAGGCAGAGATTGGTTGGTATTGAGGTCAACAAGCCAAGTCATGTGGCGCTCCTATGTTTTGCAAGCGTGGTCTTTGGGGACCACGCTATACGATTTGACGCCAAAAGTCAGTGGCACTTAGCAGCAGCTGCCGACATCAAAGGCATGCCATGCACGCCCTGACCGCCGGATACCGTCCGGCTGCCGTTGGGCTTGTGCGGGCTGCAGTTCTCAGTCGGGGCGCATTCACCCACGGAGACCTTGGTGTTGACCGACATGCTGGGCTTTTTCGGACCCACCCGGATATCCTTTGCCATGGCGATCACACGCTATCGTGCGCTTGGATGTACCGCACGGTGATCGTACCGACGCCCGTACCGGTGTTGGTAGACAAAACAAAAATACGCTTGTCAGTGGTGCCGGTGTCATCCCAGTTTGCGGTGCGGGTAGCGTCCGTGCCGGGGAACAAGCCGATCACACCGATGGTGCCGCCCGCGCCAAGAGCGACGAGTTCGGTGGCGGTAGCCGTCGTTCCGATGTTGAAAGTCGTTGCAGCGCCAGACCAGATGGCAGTGACGACCATCTGGATGTTCAGGATGTGGCTGTTGGCCGGAAGAACGACGGTCGTACCCAAAGCGGTGGCAGAGCCTGCCTGAGTGATCGGTACATGCTGCACCATGACGACGGAACCGACGTTCTTGACGTCCTTGCCGACGGTTGTTCCGGAGGTGTCGAGGATGTTTCCAGCCCGGATCGGGCCGGTGAAAGTAGTCTTGCCCATGGTAGGCTCCTTTGCACAATAAAACGTTCTGTCTGTGCAACGTCCGCTGGGCGCGGTCAGAACGTCCGGTTCACCCAGACAAGGAGAGAGGAGGGGGGCCGAAGCCCCCCGCCAAGATCAGATCAGGTCGGGAACGATCCGAAGATCGAGCGCCAGTTGTAGTACCCGAAGGAGTACCGCTCGTAGCCCTTAACCAGCAGGTTATCCGTGACAAAGTCCACTTGCATGTCTGTTTCAAACTTGACGCGCTCCATGTAGGAGAGGCCGTCGATGTTCGTCAGCAGGAACCAAGCACCGGCAGAGGTCAGGAAGTCGTTGACCATGTAGCCTTCCGGCAGGCCGCCAGCGGTCGACATGATCGCGTTGACGTCGTTGTCGGCAGTGCCGGGGCGCAGTTCGGTCTTCGTCAGGCGGATCGCGACCGGCTCCAGTTGGGGCGGGACGACCAGCTTGCGACCACGTGCGAACACCTTCAGACCGGCCTGATCGCGGAAGTTGGTACGGATCGAGATCATGCCGTTCAGCAGGGTGCTCTCGTTCAGTTCAACGTCCGTGGTCGGGCGGTTCGCAACGGTGCCACCATCGATGGGGTGAGCGGTGGAGCAGAGCGCCACGCCGTCACCACCGATTGCGCCGTTGTAGGTCGTCGCGGTGTTCAGGATGTTCGCGCCGTAGATTTCCTTGGTCTGCTGAAAGCTTTCGATCAGGCCAAGGTTCGACGGAGCAAACTGGGTCTTGTAGAGGTTGTCGTCGATGGCTTTGCGGGTGATCGCGTAGCCAAGGCCGATCTCGGTGTGCTCTTGGTTGTAGATGAAACGCTCACCGGCACCGTTGTCGAACGCGGTCTGTGCGCCTTCCGTCTTCAGCTGAGCATAGCCAAGGAAGCGCATTTCGGCAGTACGCTCGAGAGCCATCTTCGAATTGTGCTTCGTGAAGATTTTGTCGTACTGAGACGGGATCATCTCGTACTTGCCTTCAACTCCACGGAGGCCCGGAAGGAGAAGGTCTTTGATGGCAGAAAGATTGACAGCCATTTTTCAGTTCTCCTTACACGCCAGCAAAGTTGCGTGGCATAGCGTTGTTGAAGCCGACGACCAGTTCGTTGTACGCCGCCGCTGCATCAAAGCCGTTGGCCCCAGAGAAGGGCGAGGCTTGGCCGGGCAGGTAGTTCGCCAGAGCCACAATGCGGAAGGGCAGGAACGCGTTGGCTGCAGTACCAGCTTGCGAACTGGTGGACTGGTCAGCAAACATGGTCGAAAGGCCAGTTGAGGTCCGACCGTTGGTCTCGCCGGTGGCAAGGCTGTCCTGCCAGTTGAACGCGATGTTCTGGCCGACTTGGGCCTGTCCCATCACGGAAGCAGTGGTGGCCGAGTTGGCGGACTGGACGACGAAACGAGCGTTCGGGTCAGTGATGACGTAGGCTTCCACGTCGCCGCTGGCATCCGAGCCGGGCCAGTAGTTCGACCAGTTGGTGCGCTTCTGCGAGACCGACAGGTACTTGCAGCCAGCGAACACACCGGCGACAGGCACGTACACGACGACGACCGGGGTCGAAGCCGAAGACGTGACGGCAGCGGTCGAGCCGCAGTTCGCGATCACGGCGGTCGTGGCGGTGGCCGAAGTGACGGTGAACGCGCCGTTCGGGACGCCAGTTGCGTTCGTCACGACAATGACCGAACCAACCGGGGGTGCCCAAGTGGTCGATGCGAAGGTCGGGATGTTGGCGGTGGCGGACGAGATCGCGGTGAACGTGATGGTCATCACACCGACAGCGGTCGTTGCGATACCGGTCGCGGAGACCGTCAGCGTGACAGGGCCGGTCGCCTGAGCGATGTAGCCGGTGCCAAGGCCAGTGGCGTTGGTTGCCTGCATGACGGGGTCATTCAGGAAGATGGGGGTCGTGTTGGTGGATACGATGGCGGCAAGCGTCTGCTCATACGTGGGAGCGGAGCCAGCACCAGAGTATTGGGCGAAACCGAAGGGCGCAAACGTATTTGGCATTCGGATGTCTCCTTTTCAGGAGGTCCATCATCGCGCGCCGGGGCGAATGTAGAACCGGGGAGGATGACCTCCCACACCGGGGGGAGAGTGCATGCATACTACACGGTTCTGGTTGTTAGTAAAGAGTACGAAAAAAAGGGTGCCGAAGCACCCTTTGAGTTAGAGCAGGCAGTGTACATGTATTTTCTACATCGAGAACATCGAGCATGCAATGGCTGTTTTTCCGTTGAACAGCGCGCCCTTCTTCTTCGTGTGAAGCTTCACCAGAGCGCACCGGTTCTTCAGCATCTTGTTTGCCCCCAGATCGCTGGGTGGGGCAGCCTGCAGATGGGTGCAGACCGTGCATTTCATGCCCTTGGACGGGTCAGCCCAAGTAACCTGACCCTTTGTCGTCAGGGCCATCCTTTCTTGAAGTTCCATCTGATCCATCCCCAGTCAGAAAGATTGAAACGTGCGGCTCCAGCTTGTCCCATGCCTCTTGGATCGCTGGAGTGCCCTCACGCCGGATCGCCCGGCGCAAGCGCTCGATGTAATTGTAGATGCGGACTATCCGGATCATTCGTCAGGGATCGAGATGGCCTCGTAGCCCTTCTTCACCTTGACCAGATCATTGCCCTTGTTGGTGCGTTCGAACTGGCCCTGAGGCGATGCCGTCAGCTGCTCTTCCTTGGCCCGGACCTGCAGGCGTGCCCGGCGAAGCTCTGCCGCACGCACCTCTTCGGTGATCTCCAGCGGGCGCTCCATCAGCACCATGCCCTTGCGGGTGATCTCGGTGCCCTTGTAGCCAATCGGCATCATCTCGGGGTGACGGGACACCGGGACGTACTCCCAGCCCTTACGGGCGAGAGCGACTTGGTGGGCCGGGTCTTCAGCGCCCAGAACGGTCTTCATCTTCCATTCGTACGACCACCCGGTAGGGATGACGCCGGGTTCGACGAAGTACTCGTCGTTGCCTTCATCCACATCGGCATGGCCACGAAGCTCTGCGGCACGCCGCGCAGCGCGCTCCACCGGGTCTTCCTCTATCTTGATGGTGATGGGATCAGTTGGGCGCATTGAGGGGCGAACCGCCTTTGTTACGGGGGTGAATTCGATCTCAGACATCAGTTCAGCTTCCCTTCTTTTTGCAGCGCCATTTTGTTCTTGGCGTAATCCTCAGGCTTCATGCCCATCATGTCCGCCATCTCGCGCTCAGCTGCTGACAGCCTGACCACGTTCGTGCGCGTAGACCCGCCCCGAGAGACCGGTGCAGCCGCAGGCGCTGCGTCGCGACGCTGGGTGACCTTGGCGGCGTATTCGTCCGACGTTTCGGTCTGTGGCGCTGAGGGCTTGATCTTCAGCGTCTCTTCGATGGCAGTGAAATAGTCCTCACTGTCGACCCGGATGCCGTCCGCCATGGCAAGCTCATGGGCCGCAATCATCTTGCGGTTCAGCTTGGCGTCCTTGACGTACTCAGGGTGCCTGCGGACCCAGTCTGCGGATTTGGAAGAAAGCTGTGCGGCGAAGGCTTCCACCGGGTCAGAAGACGTTTGGACAGGCTCAGGCTGCTTAGGGCGGGACTTCATGGCCTCAAGGCCATTGCTCAGCTGGAGGAGCTTGGCAGCGTTGCCGGACATTTCCTGCTGGATGTCAGCCGCCGCAGAGAAGTTCCCCTGCGACATGGCATACTGGTAGTTCTGCTTCAGAATTTCATCATCCCGGCGCAGGGTGTCGATGGCGTTGCTGACCAGCTGGACGTTCGTCTCGTCTTCGCTGTTGCGGGCGTGGTGAGCATCACGCCTTGCATCGTACGCAGCTCGCTCAGCATTCTGGCGGGCGGCGCGCTCAGCCTCCAGCTGTCGACGAAGCTCGGCAATACCATCCTCAGGGGGGATCGCTACCTGCTCTGGCTCTTCCTCAGCTTCAACGTTGATGATGACGTCTTCTTCTTCGTTATCCATGTCAGTTCCTTACCAAACTGCGTCCGGGTGGGGCACCCGACCCTTGATGTTGACGTCGTCGAAGATGCGGCAGAGCACGCCGTTCACGGTGATCGACCAGCCATCAGACGGACGGAAGACCAGCCAGTCATGGTCGCCGAAGGTCATGCCGCTGAACCAGTTGCCGTCCTGTTCGAACGCCAGCGGGCCTTTCTTGACCAGAAGGCCGACCTTGGACTGGTAGCGGTCCTCGTCGCGGTGGCTGTCGGTCAGGATCAGGCCGGATTTGGTCTTTTCCGGGCGGATGTAGATCGCGAGAAGGATTTGATTGTGGAACAACTCGACCTCAGACAGATCGCCAATCGCGGTGAGGATGGCGTCTTTTGGGTCGGTGTCGTGCGACATAAGCATGTGGGGCATGAATAATCCTATCTCGTTTTGTTGATGACGGTTGCTGCCTCGTCGCACATGGACAGAACTTCCTTCAGTTCTGAAATCCTGCCAACAGCTTCACGATATGCTTCCAAAGAGGGAACATTGAGGCCAAGGCAGACATTTACGGAGAGGTCTTCGATCCTAGCTTGGATCATTTTTTTAAGCTCACGCTCAAAAGCGGTGCTGACGGGGTTGATCATTTTCTAAGCCTAATCATCATGTTTTTCTTGGGACGCCCAGATTTCAGGTCTGGACGTCCCATTCATAAACGCAGAGGGAGGAGAACTGCGCCTATTTCCTCAGGTCTTTGTTCATCGTTTCGCCATAAGCGTCAACCTTTTCCTTGCGCGCCTTGCCGCCACCGGAGCCGCCGGTGATGGGGTACACGACCTTGCCACCAGACTTGCGGGCCATCATTGGTCCGGGCATCGGGGGACGGGGAGGCATACCGCCGGGCATACCGCCGGGGCCGCCGGGAGGCATGCCACCAGCAGCGCCAGCCAGAGCCGCGCCCAGACCGGGCGGCAGCTGGGCGTGCATCGGCATCGGAGGTCCACCAGCGGGGGGCATGGCGGGGCCGGGCATCGGCATCGGGGGCTTGGGGATACCAGCCTCCATGCCCGTGGGGGCACCCGGCTTGACGCTGTGGGAGGGCGAGATGATGATGTTGATGTTGGTCTTGCCAACCTTGCCACCAGACTTGCGCGCCATGCGACCGGCGACACCACCACCACAGGCCTTGTCGTGCTTTTTGTCGGCGTCGGACTTTTCCCAGTCCTTCATCGACATGCCGTGCTTCTTGGCCATAGCTTTGTCTTCGGCCATGTCCTTGGCGGAACCCTCGACCTTGCCGCCTTTTTTCTTGCCCATTATCATCGCCAAAGGTGACAACGCCTCCAAAGCGCCGCCCTTTTTCTTGGGCTGCCGGTCACCGGCGTCACCTTCGACCTTGCCGCCCTTCTTGTGGCCATCGCCGGACGTAACCATGCGGTCGAAGATGTCCTGATTTTTCATCTCCTCAGGGTCCATGTAGCGGGCCTTGGGACGAATGCTTTTCTCAGGCGCATATCCCATCTTCGCGGGGGCTTCAGGGCGCGGCATGGGGCGCATCGTGCCACCATCCATCTTCGCAGTGCGACCGCCGTCCTTGCGCTTGGCGATGTACTTGGACACCGGCGCTTCGGTCGGGGGTTCGACGGAGACCTGATCAGCGGCAGAGCCACCGATGTACTTGGCCGTACGACCGCCCTTCTTGAAGCCACCGACGTGCTTCTTGCCGTCGCGCTCTTCGTTGGCGATCCGCTGGTTGGTGTTCGCCAGTCCAATGTTGCCACGCGGCGTGCGGCTGGCATTGCTCTTGGCCTCTTCACCGTCGACCTTGCCACCAGACTTGAACGCGCGGCGCGAAATCGGACGCATGCCCGTCTTCACATCAGCGTTCAGCGGCTCAGCTGGCGTGAAAGTTGAACTGTCCAGTTTAGTTGAAGAGGCTCCAGCGAGGCGACGAGCCTTGCTTTTCATCGCCTCACGAAGGCTTTTGGCATCCATGGTTGCATCCCCTGAGGTTATCCGGCGTCCCGGTCGTGGCGCTTAGCATACATCGAAGTCAGCGAAAGCGCACGATCAATGTTCTTGCCCTTTTTGACCTTGCCGCCAGCCCTGAGGCCGTAGTCTTTCTGGCGCTCTGTACCGGTCATGACGCTATCCAGCATGCGCTGGTTGATCGGCTGGGTCTGCTTCTGCTCTTCGAACATCTTGCGTACCGTGGATCGTCCAGATGGCTGGTCGGAGTATGGGTGAACGATCAGTCCCGGTTTCTTCCAGTCTGTACGGGCCGTCATCTGCTCTGTGACATCAGGCATTGCATACTGGCGCTGCACCAGAGGTACGTCGCCGACATACTTGCCGGGGGACGCTTCTTGATATGTCAGATGCTTGAAGGCTTTCTCTTCAGCTGGACCCTGATCAGGATCGAACTGAACCACACGGTGCCCCATCATGTTTCCGGGGGTCTTCAGAAGGTCAGGATCAGTGATGGCGGCGCGGGTCATGCCGACATTCGGGAAGCCCTTTTTCTCCATGTTGGCCAAGTCCATCTTCTGGACGACAGCCTTTCGGTGAATGCCGGGGAGCGTCTTGGCAAACTCAGATGCTTCTTTTGGGTTCAGGATGCCCGGCCAGCCCTTCATTGCTTCCGCAAACTTTGGGCGTTCTTCTGCCTTTTTGGCGTGCATGCCAGCCTTCAACATGTCGTCGAAGTCCTTGGCGTCCGCCTTGCTGATCGCGCCAGTGTCAACCTGCGCCATCAAGGCATCAAACATGTGGTGGGCTTGGTCGGCACTCTCAGGCCCCATCGGGGTGTACATTCCGTAAACCGGACCTTTTTTAGAGGCTTCACGGATGATGCGGTTGAACGACGATGTGTGGCCAGCGCTGTTCGCCCAGACCGCGCCGGGGTTCGGCTCAAGCATGTACTTTGGGCCAGCCTGAAGATCGACAGCCCAGTTCAGTTTCTTGCCGTTGATGTGGGTCAGGCGGCCAAGGTTCGAACGGTCGCCGCCGACGTTGATCATGGTGCCGCCCTGAGCTTCCTTGTGGAAGTCCTCCCAAGACATTTGCTTTTGCTGCAGCGGCTTGACGCCGGGGATATCGCCGACCGTGGCCTTCACTTCATCGGGTGCCATGGGCTGGCCGTAGTTATAGTACGATGTGCTTTCGCCTTTTTTCTTACTCATGGACGGCACAAGGCCCTGCGAGATCGCAAGAGCCTTCTTGACCACCTCAGGATCGTCGCTGAACGGCGTGGAAACCTGCTGAAGCGCCCGGATGAACTCCGGGTTTACGTCACCGAGACCGTGTCCGGGGATGCCAAGTGCCTTGATGGCGTGGGCGATGATGTGATCGCCGAATTTTCCGACCCCGAAGGTCTTCCCGCCGTTGTTGTAGCCTATCCGACCACCATCTTTGGCGTTGCGCATGGCGTCCATGAGGTCATCGTGGGGCGTGACGGTGCCTTCCGTCTTGTCCCAGACGGCGTGATGGGTCAAATGCTGCCGGAATGGCTCCATGCCGGGGTCAAGCTTGGGGTTCATTGCTGCCTGCCGGGCGGCAAGGCGGTCAACGGCGTCACCTCCTGCACGGGAAATAGCATTCGTGCGAATGCGCTTTGCCTCTTCATCTGCAGGGACGCCGGTGTTCAGTGTGATCTGGCGGGCATCCCACGTCGGCTGGTCTCCACGGCCAAGAAGCGATCCAATGAAGCCAGATTTTGCATATTTGATGCCGTGAAGCTTGGTTGCGAAGTCTCGCCACTCCTTGACGGGGCTATTCGATGACAGGCCGTTGCGGACAAGGCCGGAAACAAGCTCATGTTTTCCGGAAAGGTTCTGAACAGCCCACGGTAGGGCCTGACCTTCGGTGTTATTGGAGTTTCCAAACGAAGACATGACGTGTTTGGCGTGGTCAACAGCCTCCTGATCGACCCGACCATCCTCTGCAGCGTCCAGATAGCGCTGACCCATCTGTGTTTTTAGCCACTCACCCATCGCGCCTTCAGGTCGAACCTTGCCGTCAGGGCTGTCGGGGACATGAAGCCCAAGATTTCTGACGATTTTGTTTGAAATTGCACCACGGTTGATGCTGGAGCGCGTAATGGCGTAGGCCTTCAGCAAATCGCGGTTGGTCAGGCCCTTCGTGGCCGCTTTTGCAGCCATTTCGTGCATGAAATCGCCATAATTGTGAATATAATCAGGTATTTCGGGCAAACCTCCAAGGTCTTCATGGACATCTTTCAGGGGACGCCAGTCAAAACCCTTCATTTTTTCGCTTGGAGGGTCTTGGTACTGAGAAACCAAATCCATGGCGCGCTTCACGGTGTCCGACATGCCATCACTCCTTTAGCTTCAGCTTCATGGTAGCAGTCTTGCCATCTTTCGTGAAGCCACGCGTGATGCCGAGAGCTTTCTCGAAATCGAAGCTGTGTTTTGCGCGGACCCGCTTCATCTCGGCGACGTCTTCTGGACGGATGAAGTCCTCAGCGCCTTCGTGATGGACCCAGTCCGGCATGATGCCAACCTTCTGGGGCGCGAACACGGTGTCCTCAGTGCGGGCACCCCGGTTTGCCTCGCCATGCGGGCCATAATTCAGCCAGCTGTTCTGCCCACGGGTCTCGCTTGTCATTGCCATGCGGGCGAGAGGCGAGAACATCGAGGCATGGGCACGCCATGCGTTCTCTTCGCCGTCCGCGCGGAAGCCAACACCCTCTTTGGCGTGGCCGTAGTAGTCATGGATCGCCCGGAAGACGTCGTTCACCGTCACGGGAATGCCATTCCAGTGTTCGCCAGTGCCCTGCAGCATCGGGTTTTTCTGCACGTCTTCGTCCGTGATCTCGCCGCTGCCATATCCGGCATAGGTCGGATAGACCCACATGTGGTGGTTGTTCCTGACGTCCTCCACAGCAAGGCGAGGCGAGGCCAGATAGGGGTCTTCCTGCTTGCTGGGATGCCAGAACTCAGCCTTGAACCCGGCGGCCTTGGCTGCCTGATATTGGGCCATGGTCTCCTTCGCCAGAGCGGCGTACGAAGCCTTCGTCAGGGGGTCGTCCGGATTATCCGTCATGGCATCATAGGCCGCAGCGATGCGCTTGGCGCGACCGGGGTCGACCTTGGCGTACTTGGCTGGTGGATTGTATGGCAGACCAGAGGTCGCCATGTACTGGCGGGCGATCTCACGGATGCGCGGGTCCGGCCCAGCCTGCAGCGATCCGCCGGTTAGCGGGATGCGGATGTTTTGGGGGAGACCCTCGAGAGGTGTTTCACCCTGTGCCGGAAGAACGCCACCGCTTCCTCGTACTCCTCCTGAGACTGGAAGTTCTCCCGCTTGGGGGCGTGCTTGAGGTGTTCTTGTGGTATCTTGTTGACCATTTGTCGGCCCTCCATCTGCTTTTTCTACAGCCCCGCCACGCTTAAGAGCGGGTTGACCGGCAAGGATGCCCTGCCTCAGCTTGTCCGTCATCGGGATCGAGAACCCGGTGTGGCCCTCTGGCAGTTCCATACTGCCCGGCTTGATGTCCGGGTCGTGCTGCTGGGCCAGACGCATGACGCTTTTTGGCAGGATATTGTCGTAATATCCCTTCATGCCCTCGCCGCCCATTTTGAGGTCGTCGCCTTGAACGGTGTGGGCGACGTGATTGCCATAACTAACGTTGTAACCGGGGACGCCGGGCGCTTGCATCAATCTGCCAGACACGTCGGAACCGATGAGGGAACGAAGGTGATCCTCATCTTTGACCTGCACGGCATCGCCCATTTGATTTCCGTTGAGGCCGTACATCAGAAGCCTAGAGCCTTCGATCTTGTCGGGACTAGGTCTGCGCAACTCGATGCGGGAAAGCTTTTTCTCCAGTCCATACCGATCCGCCTGCGCCTGTCCGGGGGTGAAGACGACGTGATCGTAGTTCCCCATGGCGGCTTCATGCATGATGTTCTTCAGCGCCAGATCGGTCCAGTGCTGGGTGTTCTGGACGTAAGGGGCTGCGGGCTTCTTCTCGCTGGTATGGCGCGCGTGTCCGTAATCCAGACCAGCTGCCTGATCTTCCGGAATGCTACGATAGGCGTCCCACATCGCGTCTTGGCTGGGATGCTTTGAAACGGTCTCGCCGGTCTTTGTGTTGAAGATTTCGTACGGGTTCTTTGGGTCATAGAAACCCTTATCCCTGCCCTGCTGCCCCCAGTCGGACTGCATCTCTTCTATGTGAAGGACGCGCTTGTCGAGGCCCGGCTTGTTGTAATACGGGCTTGCGCTCCACCGCATCAGGCGGGAGATGGAAGCAGCTTCCTCAGGCGAGATCACGCCCTTGTTGACGCCAAGTTCGGCAGAGCCAGCGGCCAAATCGCGGACGCCAACACCCATGTGGTCAGCAAGCTTCTGCACAGCAGGACGCATGCTTTCCCGGTCGCCGCCCATCGTGCGGTCGCTCATACGGATGTGGGCTAGAACGTTGTCGTTGTCGCTCCAATGGCTGGATCGATAATCATTTCCCCCGCCGGTCTCCGGAAGCGTCAGCAGGCGCTCCCGATAGTTGGAACCACCCGGAAGGTTGTAGTCCTGATACTCGGTTGGCCGTGGCTCGTTGTCCTCGTTGTATTCGTTGCTCTCGTACTTGACCTGAGGCCCTTTGGTGCGGCGCATGAGAAGGTCGTACTCTGCCTGCTCTGCCTCGCTCTTGGGCTTGTTCCACATCTCATACAGGCGCTTCTCCTGCTCCTTGGAAAGGTAGCTGGGGTTCTCGCCGTACTGGTGAACCTCCATCTTCGGCAGGTTCCGGTCGAAGTGCTTGGCCATGTCCTCGCGGCTGATCTTGTCACCCTCAGGGCGACCGGCGTGCTCAAGCTCTGATGGCTTTGCCCCAAGCTTCTTCGCAGCGGCGATGTACTGGTCGACCGTGCCTTTCTCCTGCGGCAGCCCCCGGATGATCTCTGCGGCTCTGGAGTACAGCCCGTGGTCGGTGACAGTGCGGCCACCGAGTGCCCGGACAGCGCGCAGGCCGCCCATCTTCTGGTAGCCCGCAGCCTTGACGCCATCTAGGTAGGCATCGCCCTCTTGGAAGCCGTCTTGCCCCTCCATGCCCGTTTGGTAGCGCAGCATCGGAATGTACTGGGTGTCTTCATGCTCGATGATGGTGGGCTTCGCGCCCATCCGGTCGAAGCTCTGCAGCGTCATGGAACTGGGTTTCCACTTGCGCATGAACCTGCCGGTGATCCGCATCGGGTGCGCGCTGCCCTGCAGGACGTCACCCACCTCGTATCCGTCGAACACGCCAGCATCGAGCGCCTTCTGGTGCGCTTCCATCATGCTGTTCACGCTGGTCTTCATGTCCCCCATCAGGCCGGTGTGGAACGCCTGCACCTTCTTCTGTTCACGGGCCTGACCCAGATCGGCGATCTCTCCACCATCAGCCTTGGTGATGTCGGGGTCAGTCGGGTCGAACGTGCCTTGGTTGCCGATGGCGCTCTTGATCTGGTGGGGATGGAAGGCGACGTACTCTTTCGACCCATCAGGGCGGTGGGCGATGATGCCATCGAACCCGGAGTTGCGGATGGTGTCCAGCACGTCGTTCTGACCAAACTGGTTGACCATCGTTCCGTACTTACCTTCGTGTACGAACATGTCTCGTACAGTCGCTTTTCCGCTATCCAAAGACGCGAGGAAAGCGTCACGGGCGGCCAACTCGTCGC